ATTGTCAGAGAGCTTTTCTTCTTCGGCGTCGGTCTTGGGATCAGCCGCTTCCGGTGCTGGTTGATCCAGTCCGACGAGCGCTTCGCTGATCGACATAACGTCGAAATCTTCCACATCTACGGCCGGAGCCGCGTTATCTGTCGCCATGAGCTTTACCTCTCAAGTAGGAACCAGGCAGAGCGTCTGCCAGTCCGATCAAACCGGTGTGCCATGCGGGCACGACTCAACTTTGATACTACCAGTATAACGACTACTGGACAAATGTCCAGCAAAAAAGTTGAGGGTTGAGAGATGAGGGTTGAGAGAGAGCAGGGAAGTATCGTTGTGCGATACTGGAGTGGATAGGATCGGCTATAGTTCTGCACAAGTGATTGCACTTTCTGTCACCTTTTGTGCGGTGTTTTTGTGACAAAGCGTATGCACTTGCGCGCGGAGTTATACGGTTTGCGACAAACTGTCAGTTTGTGACAGCTTCACGCTACACTATGCCGGTGTAGTGTTGCGGAATGCTTACACTTGCGGCTGGGAACCAAATCACGCTTGGACTACGGCGCAAAACCTACTCCAGACGCGAGGCTTCGGTGCGGCGTTGCTCGAGGGTGTCCCACAGTTCCTGCAGGGCGTTGAGCTGGCCGGCGGCGTGGGCGAGGTAGCCGGGTTCTTTGGCGGTGGCCATGGTGGCGACCAAGGTGCTGGCGTCGGCGATGCGGTCCTGCAGCTCGAGCATGACGGCGAGGTAGGCGGGCGGCGCTTGGTCGCGGGAGAAGGCGAGGGCGCCCTCGCGGTCGAAGTCTTCGCTGACGGTGTAGAGGTCGGTGGGGATGGTTTTGGTTTTTTGCGTGAATAGCATAATTTTTAAGCTGTTTGTGTTCGTGTTCGGGGTTTGCGAATGGCGAATGCAGTCGATTGACTTGCCTAACTCGTCATTTGTGATGTTTTACGCATGTGAAGCGGGTTAATGCGTGAGGCGTGAGGCCTTAGCCGCGGCGCATGACGATAATCTCTAGGGCATGAATGGCGTTCTGCAGGTGCGGGCCGCATTCCTGGCAGATGGGGCCGTAGTGGGTGTCGTGGCCGTGGATGTCTTGAATACGAAGCGGCTTGGCACAGATGCCGCAGCGCGGGATGTCATTGCCGCGGCGTCTGGGGCGCAGGCGGCTGGGCGGGGATGGCGGCGACATGGTCATCAGTAGCTGCCTCCTCCGTGGCTGCGCAGGATGTCGCCCTCGACGTTGATGGCGTCGGAGAGGCAAACGTAACGAAGCAAATCGACGAAGTCTTTTACGGCCCCGAGTTTTTTGTCCGCGCCAGTATAGGTCTGCAACGCATAGATGACATTTTTGCAGTTCTCTGAGATGTAAAGCCTGGGCTGGTTGATTGCGTCAACTGGCTTTTCGGGATTATAGGACAGCGCGTCGTTAATCATGCTGACGCCTTCATCGATGCTGTCGCCCGGTGTCGCCGTGAAGAGCATGCCGAGGTCGGCCATCTCGTCGATGAGGGTCGTCGGGGATTCCTTGCCGAGCGTGCGGGCGTTGCCGTAGCGCGAATCCATCCATCTCTCAAAAACTTCCTCACCGCCTTCGACGCGCAGGATTTCGTCTTTGTAGCGCTCCAAGCCAAAGCCGAAGTCCTGCTGCGCGGGTCCGGGCTTGCCGTCGAGTTTCTTGCCATCCGGCAGCGCCCACTCGCCGGCATAACCAATGCCCTCAATGTAAGACGTTTGGTCGGGCCACTCGCGGTAGACCACAATGCGGCCGGCGGTGTCATGCACCGTCCAGATCATCGCCCAGTTTTTGCCAGACGCCGGATCGACCCAGTGGTAGCGGGTGCCTTGCGGGACATCCGAGGCGCGGATGACATGGACCTTGGGATTAAAGAGCGGGAAGCGGCCGCTGATGGCTTTGGTCGGGACGCCGTAAGCGCGGCAGAGGATTTTTTCCTTCGTTTCGCTCTGCAGCTCCTTCTTCATCCGAGACCAGCCGGCCCAGGGGTTCAGCTTGGTGTGAAAATAAATAATGGGCCGACCTTTTGGGTTGATCTGCTCAATGGGCACCTGCTCGTAGCCGGAGATGTAGCGATGACTTTCGCCTTCGTACAAAATGTCGCCCGTCAGCGTTGCCTTTACCGCGCCGATGGCGTTTTCAACGCCCCATTGCAAGGCAGACTTGTCTTTGTAGATAGGCAGCAGTTCGGCGTCGGTGTCTTCAATGGTCTTGGCGCCAGACAGGTAGTCGGCAACCGTAGGACTCCAGCCTTCGACCGGCGTGAAGGTCACGGCCAACTTGCCGTTGCGGTCTACGAGGCGGAAACGGAGGGTTTCGAGGACATCAAGCGGCACCAGCTCGTCCGCCCAGGCGAAATCGATCTCGCCGCCCTCGAGCGTGGACGGATCTTGCGCGTAGTTGCGGAAAATGCAGATCGATTGGTTCGGTGCAACGAATTTTGCCTCGGTGAAGCCACCTTTGACGCTGTAGGTGATGTTCGTGACTTGGCCCTTGCGCGCGTTACGCCATTCCGGCGGCATATATTTCCAGATGCGGGGCTGCTGAAGCTCAATGCTGTTCGGCGCAGTGGTCTGAAAGCACCAGACAACCGCCCCGGGCTTAGAATACATAGTCTTGATGACCTCCTTGGCCGCCCATTCGGTCTTGCCGCTGCGGTTTCCGCCCATGACGAGGATTTCACGGTGCTTTTCCAGCAATTCGGACGCGCGCTTCCACACCGGCGGGATGTAGCCATAGCGGAACGGGTCTGATGCCTCGCGGGCGATCAGCTCTTCGCGTGTTTTGAGATATTTCCAGCCTTCGTCCGGTCCCAATTTCTCGAGCAAGTCGAGATCGACCTGCATGACAGGGTGCGGTGTGGGCTTGAAGCGTTGTGCGTGCTCGTTCACGAAAATAGAATGGGCGCTGGCTGGTTGACGCTCGGACCCTCCCCAGGGCCGATTTTGTTAAACCGTGCCAGCGCCCAAATTCTTGATGTCCATCGTGGGATTCTCCAAAACGACGAACTGATCGCTGCGCATGTAGCGCGTCTCGCCGGTGTCCTCGAGGATCACGGCGTAGATGTTGTTGAAATAGGCTCCCTGCGATTCGACATACCACACCGAGCCAAGACCGAGCGGGGTCTTGACGGCAACGGGGCGGGCGAATTCATGGATCATTGGAGATTTGAAATTTGAGATTTCAGAAAGTGAGGCAGGGCTGGGCGATACCACATTGGGCTGAACCTAGCCGCACAGATGTTATGTCTGCCGCTTTCAGCACCCTGCCAAAAGATGTGCAGGCGCCCCGCTCGTTTCGCTCGGCGGGGCTGGGCATAACGGCATGCGCCGCGGGACCACACCACATGGAATCCCGGCGAAAGCCCGATTGAGCCTGCAGGTTGTAAATCATTTGGATTGTTTGCGCTTGCGCGCGGCGAAGGCGGCGGCGAGGGCGGGCAAATTATTGCTGGCGCGGTCGCGGCCGACTTCGTTGTAAAGTTTGATGGCCTGCTTGAGCTTGGCCTTGATCTCTGACGTGTCGGTCGGATGACTCGTCAGGTCGTACATGTCGCGGGGCTTAGTCATAAAGTTAGGGCTGTCCGTTCACGCAAATCCACAGGAACCCAAAGTTGGCAAATGCGTATCCGGCAAAGGCCACAGCGAGACCGGCGTTTCCTTCGCGCCAAAAGCTCACCGAAGTGATGGCGTAGCAGACGGTGGTGATGACGAGCGGGGTGAAGGTCATCGGCGCGCTTTGGCGGTCTTCGCGGAGGCGCGGAAGGCTTTGGCGGTGGGCGCGCCGGCGGAACCGGGCTTGCGCATGCGTTCACCGCTTCCGGCGGCGATGCGGGCTTTTTTGGCGTGTATGTTTGCGTACAGTCCTGCTGGTTTTTTCATAATTATTCTTCTTCGTTGTTTCCGTAGCGGATGGCCCAGGCGAACATGCCGCCGTAGGCTGCCAAGGCGCCGAGCACTATGCCTGCGGCGAGGCCGATGAGGATGTAGCCGGCGGCGGTCACTCGTGGACGCGCCTCCATTTGTCTTTCCAC